TATCACACCAACAACGGGTGCAGTTGTAGTTACTACAAACGCATTTGATGGTGCAGCAAAAGTAGGGCACGTACCAAGTTCGGCTGCAGTTGCACAGACAACACACTTCTTACGTGCTGATGGTTCGTGGCAGATACCAGCACAAAACAATCCACATGGAGTTCAACAGTGGAAAATTGGAAGCACGAATAGAAGTTATACTTCAGGTAATTATTATACTTTTCCAGCGTTAACAAGTTTAGACAGAAATACATACGACATAAATAATGACCTAGGAGCTTCAAGCCCTAATGCTACACCACCTTCTCAACCCGATCATATCGCAGGAATTTTATTTACAAATCCAGGAGAAGGTATATCTTGTAGTACAGGTATTACAGATTTACCAATGTGTAATTGTACAGTTAACTTAATAGCTAGCGTTACAGGAACTTATACTATTGAATTATGGAAAACAAGTTCATGTACTCCTGCAGGAAGTTATACTTTAGCCGCTGAGGCTAACTGTATTATTGCGGTGGCTAATGAATATGTTTGTAGAAGTTTTACTTGGTTTAGTACAGCTTTACGAACATTACAAGATGGAACAGGAAGAGATTCTTATTATATAACAATGAGAACTGATTTTACAAATGCATCAGTAAACGTAGCAGCTAATATTGCGTTACGTTGGTAAAATAAAAATTTAAATTAAATGAAATGGACATTAGAAAAATATCAATCGGTGCAGACTACAAGTCTGGAGCCATGCATTACATTGTAGGGCAAGACGTTCTAGGAGGTCTACATAAAATACATCTTATTCAAGCAGGAGATATATCGTATAAGATATGGATTCAAAAGGGAGACGAGGTATATTTATGGAAAGAGTTTCTGAACACTATGCCTATATCTTTAGAATATAATATAAACTTTTAATGAGGTCCCCACACAATTTCATTGTTACACCTTTGAAAGATAGAAGGTATGACAATGTAAAGGAGGTAGGTGGAGCGGAGCTTATTACTAGTGTCTCTCAAGAAGATCATATAGCTTCTAACAGACAGGCAGAAGTAGTAGCTTTACCTATAGCATATAAAGGTCCAATAAAAGTCGGTGACACTCTTATCGTACATCATAATGTATTTAAGTTTTATTACGATATGTATGGTAGACAGAAGAGTGGTAAAAGTTTTTTAAAAGAAAACTTATTCCTTGTAGACGATGAACAATTCTTTTTATATAAACAAAACGGTGAGTGGAGAGGCCACAGTAAGTATTGTTTTATAAAACCTATAAAAGCTAGAGAGTCTGCAATAATGAAAAGAGGAGAAGAACCTTTAATAGGTATAGTAAAATATATTAACCAAGAGTTACTAGACCTAGGTGTAAAGGTAGGGGATGAGATTTCTTTTCAACCAGAGAGTGAATACGAGTTTACTATAGAGGGAGAAAAACTTTATAGAATGTTTACAAATAATATAACAATGATAATTTAATTTAACTATGGGAGTACAAAAAAACATCGGAATACTCAAAGCAAAGGTAGAGGCTTTGACAACAAACTTACAAACTTTAATCTTAGAAGAAAAACAAACTAGAGATATGAT